CTCCAGTGGATGTTGTTGGGTCCAAATAAATATGCGGTAATTGTGTAGTTTGGACTAAATCAGCACTAACTAACGAAGAGTTAGTAGACAAATCGTCAAACGTTTCTAAGGGTAGATACGCTAAAACTGATCTGCCGTATTGAAAACCATTACCATTGATAATTACTTTCAAATGCAATTTGCATCGCAATAAATTAAAAGTATTTATTCTATCTAAAACTCTCTGATTCTCAAAATAATCTTTCCAGGGATTGAAATTCTCTGTTAGGGTCACTGATGTGGCCCATTCGTACTCTCGAATTTTAATCGGACGGCTGAAGAAATTACCTAGAGTGGCATCATCAGAATCTTGCAACTTCCGTGTAGGATCGATTTCAGAATCGACCACATACATTTTAGTAGCAACTTGATCAGAAAAAGCCACATTTTGAGATTTAGAATCTAGTGAGGTTTTCATTAAAGATACACCTTCAACCCCAGATTGAATAGTGAATTTGTAGTCTAACAGTGTAGACTTAAAATTCGGATCTTTGAGAGCATAAGCTTTGGCAGCTTCTATTTGCTTCATTTTCAATTTGAGATTTTGCTCGTAGATACGAGCAAAGGTCTTATCTTTAAGCTTTTTACTTTTCTTCTCTTTGAGGTCGGAACCTGCTTGAGGAGTAAAGTTCGAGGAATCCACCTCTAACGGTTTAGTTTTAGCACCGCTAACTATTGTTATTTCTTTTGGCAAATCGCCGGGTAGTAAACATTGACCAGATCAAATTGTTGGAACCTATCATCTCTTAGATCTATCGAGAGTAGGCTGCACCTTTCCTGAAACGGTATTCAGGTGCTGTTCATCTATCAAGCCTATACATACTTCATAAAGTGCAAAAGTAGTATCGCATGGTATCCAATAATAGATGACAATTTTGCTTAGCCTCAGTTTTGAAACTGGCACTCGTTTAAAGCCTGAGTTGGGCTTGTCTATTGAATAAAACTCAATAATTTATTGGGTAGTGAAAGACTCTTGTGATCTCTCTACTTTCTGCCTATCTGTATAGGTGTATTCCCAATTATCCACGCGATCTTCATACGTCTCGTCCAATAATGTACATAAATGTGAAATATCTGCTTGTGCAGCTACTTCTTTCATTTGTTGGCGACGAAATTCGTATTTTTCAGGTCCATGATTGAACCATTCACGTAGTCCAGTGTCAATATTGAGGGCACAAGCTTGCTCTGGTGTATTCACACAACCTTTCGGTCGCATATAACAGTGCAAACTTTTGAAGACACTCTTATCAAGAAGAGCGCCAATGTTCATCTTAAGGCGTGGGTGATATACGTTAAATCGTTTAAGAAATTCGAACTCACCAGGCTCCAAATAGGGTCTCAATTCACTTTCTTTGTCAGGCATAGTGTAAATTTGACCGTACGAAGCTAAGAATTCTGAACAACCCTTAATATTGAATTCAGGGTAGGCAGGATGGACACTACCAATGTTATCATCACCATAAGTCATCATGTGAGCAGCATCTCTAAATTTGATATCATGAGAATATTTTGTATAAAAATAATTTCTCAGATTCAAACTCCCACAGATTCCGTTCAAAATAACTGTTAGTGAATTACCACTGATGTGTGTACCTTCTTGCAGTCCTACTAAATCCCCATTGAAAGCAATAAGTGAGTAAACTAAATCACCCGTCATCGTTTCCATAACTCTTAGATCATCCTCAGAATAATCTTTCTCACGAGCCAAGTCAATCAAAATGCGCAATGCAGCGAATAATAATTGACTAGGAATCTTTTGGTCGTATTTGCCATAATCACCTCCAAACAATCTATCCTCACCAAAAGAGGTTGCATGTTTATAGAATTCGTCCCACTCAGGGCCATGGCAATTAATTCCTACAGCACACTCAGAAGTGAGTGGATTCATCTGTAGAAATCGCAATACAGGCAAATAGTACTTACGAACCAAAAAAGTCAATGCAATGGGATTACCATAAAAAATACGGCATTTTCCTTTTGCTACAGGCAAAACTTCA